CAACAGGACTAGTTCCATCTTTTGCCGCAATCGTATCTACATTTAATACACTGGTCATACAATACTCCAATAGCCATTAACAGTGACTGTAGCATTTTGTGTGATAGGCCCAGCCGACATACCATTTTCGTCACTATCTATCGTAAGGTCATTGCTTATTGTCTGACCGTTAAGACGTATAATACTATTGTTACCTTTAAATGGATATCGAGTATCAGACTCTGTTTTAGTGTAGTTCTCTGCAACACTAAAAACATCATAGACAATCATCTCTAAAACATCATTGCCCTGTGCGCCTGTTGTTAATGTAACAGTTGTGCCGTTTGTTGCCGCATAATCAGTAGTTGGTTTAAGCAAAACACCGTTTTGGTATACATCCATAAACATTCCGTCTGTGTATACTAAAGTATTAGATGCACTATCACTTCCTGAAAACGCTGTTTGACCATCTGTGGCTGTATACAAGAATCGTGTTCTTACACCATTTGTCGGGGATTTTCCTATGTAGGGCATTACGCTAAATCTCCGTGACATGAAAGACCCACAGTTTGTGTATCAACATAAGCACCGTTATAACAGCCTATCTTAGCAACAGAAGTTGTTCTTTCAGCGTCCATACTTCCAAATCCGTGACCTACTCCAATATACCTATTATAATCATTAGAATCATCAACATTATTACAACCACTGCCAATTTCAAAATAGTGTGCATTGTTCATGTTTGAGTTAATATTTGCACCGTATTTACCAGTTGCATCATCGGTAACAGAACTAGTATTAAATGAATCAAAGGCAGCAATCGTTGAAGCATCTGAATCCATTGTAACCCAAGCCTTACATAACCCTTGTTGCAAAGAGGTAGTAACATTACCTCCTTCACTTGTTACAGTATTACTAGAGCCAATACCAGCATTGATGATTTGTGTTAATGCCACAGCCTACTCCTATGCGTAAGGACTTGCTCCTAATACGCTTGTATCCCATGCGGCTTTTAGTTCTGCAATCGTTGAAGCATCTGTTATAGCTTTTGCCGCTGGTGCATCACGAAGAGCTTTCTTTTTGTTTACAGAATTAGTCTTTGCTGTTGCATCATCTGCCTCAAGTGCCTTCATGTACACAACGTCCTCTGCTTCTAACAAAGGCGCACGAACTTCTCTAATTTTATCTTTAAAAATGTTTTTTGCAGTGGCTAAGTCTTCTGATATTACGCTACCATCAAGTGTCCATGCACCACGAAAATGACGATCAGACGGCTTAGTAACACTAGAGGCACTAGCTTTTTTGCCGTCTTTATCTACTATATATGTTGGTACAGCCATCTAAGTCTCCTTTATGCTGCCAGTTCTTCAGAGATACGCCAAGCGTTTCTCCACTCTCTTGTTTTTGGTAATTGTTCTTTACGACAAATTACCATCTTTGGGCGATTACCCTCGTCCCAATTCTTCCAAACGTGTTCTGGTATGTCTTTCTGAATTAAGTATTCTATTGCCTCTTCCTCTGTCATTGCCTCAACAGGCTCTGTTTGATGTAATAAATACCCACGAGTATGTTTCTTAAAATCAGGTTGAGCTTCATCCTTCTTTAATTCCCAGTATACCCAAACAGGAGGCAATATACCACCCTGTAAAGCACACGCCATCCAATTTGGATCAGGTACAAGTATTTTTGCACATTCGTCTATCTTGTCTTCATACACAACTCGATAGTCAGATTGTACTCCATCTAGGTTTTCTTTAGCCCAACATAGTCTGTCAAATAAGTGTGTGCCTTGAAATTGTGGTGTATCCATCATTTATCCTATCGCCATTATTTCAAGTGATGGTGCATAAAATTGATCACTGCCAGAACCATCGAAATGATGTGTTTCATGTAGTTTTGATTCATTACTACTACCATATTCTCTACCTTGCATTTTAATGGTTTTTGCTGTTGTCCAACTTGTAAGTGCGCCAGTATTAAAATCAGTTGCGGAGGCATTACATTGAAATGATGCAACGTGAGTAGTCATCTGTCCGTAAGAACTTGGCATCCCAATGCTGAACCTTCGATATATAATTTCATCATCATCAAGATAGGTGCGAAAATGGGAAAGTGGATTAGTATCGTGCCTATCATGTAAAAAACTAAACTTGTATACTACATTTTTTGTACCTTCAGGCGGTGTATAGGTTATGCTACTTCCTGTTATATCTGTATACGTTGTGGTCATATTTTGCACACCAGTAACATTTTCAAGCGTGTATGAACCACTTAAAACCTGAAAGGTTTGCCCAACGCAAATTCCGCAGAACATCTCAAGTATTCTGCCAGTGCCTTTGGTATTATCTTGCAACAGGAGATTATCTACTTTTAAGGTACTCATGCTAAATCTCCATGAATAAGAACATTTACAAATTCTAAATCATATATGTTGCTAGTAACGTGCATAAACCTAAAGCGCATCTGAGCATCTGATTTAGAAAAACTATTGCCCATTACACCATTACCATAACTTTCTTGAACAGCTTGAGTGCCGTCTTTGTAAACGCCTAATATACAAAACACATATAAAGCATTATCATTGTCATCCTCAGTATAACTGTTTGAATAGGATATAGTTGAATCTCCAGTTCCATTATCTACAGTGCCTGATATATTAAAACTATTTACTATTGTTTGCGTTTCTTGATTAAAATTTAATATTGTGCTTGCTAAACCTTGTTGCAAAGAATGGGTAACTCCATCTTTAACCGTTACAGTGATAGCATTAACAGAAGTCTTGCCTGAGATTTTATCTACTCGTATTTCGCTCATGCTAATTCTCCGTGAATAGTACAAAGAGCTAAATCCATATCAAACGGCCCCAAATCAGAACTACTACCATTACTATAGCCACCTGTCCAACTTGTTGATGAAGTGCTATAAACTATTGTTCCGCCATCAGCAGTAGGAAACAACCAATAGGCAGTAACGGACGTAGATGATTGTCTACCTGAATGACCTCCAGCAACATAATCATCATTTGCAAAATTATTTGTATAATTTGTATCTGTTAACCCAGCCCCATCATCGTTTAAACTGCTTATATTAACACTATCTCGTATTGTATGACTTGAGGATTGTTGAAAATTACACCAACCCTTTGAGGCATCTTGTCTAGTAAGCGTAACTTCTTTACCAGCAGATGTTTGTATCGTTGTTGCTTTAACAGTTGTTGCTATTATTGTACTCATATTATTACCAACGTACCGCCATCTTCTACTTGTAGCGTGACACTAGAGTTGACTGTAATAGGACCTGTGGCACTAGCGTTTTCTGCGCCACCTATTGTTACATTAGAGCCTACTGTTTTATCGTTTACACGAAACATACCCCCACCAACAAAATCAGATTTGTTAGCTGTTGGAGGTGTAACTGTGGCAATATTAAGACCAAGAAAGTTTACAAAGATATTACCTGTGCCTGTAGAAGGAGCAGTGCTAAAGCTAAGTGTTGTGCCACTTACACTATATTTATTTGTATCTTGAATAACACCATCGACAGAAACAACAATATCCTGGTCGTTTCCAACTGTTCTAGATAGAGTAAAAGAGGTAGTAGAATTATTTCCGTTAAATCGTTCTACGGATGGGATATCTACAAAATTTGCTGTTGGCTGACCACCGATGTAAGGCATAATCTCTCCTATGTGCTTATGGCATCAACAACAGATATCCACGCATCTAAACTACTCGCTGTGTTACTAACTACCTTTAGAGCGTCCCCACTCACCAAGGTTATTCTTGCACCACCATCTAATACTTGCAAAGTGCTGCCTGTTGGTATGGGTGCATTTTTTATAATATAGTAATCGGCACTACTTACTGTAATATACACACTTACAAGTATTTGTGATGTATGCACATTGGCAAGGTTGATACCTATAATTGCATCATCTGAGTTAGCTGTACGCAAGGTACTAGCGGATGTTCCTATGTTTCTTGCTATGTTTCTTTCAAAATCTTGTGCCATTATAATACCATTGCCATTGCTGTTGCGAAAGCGGCTGTTGTACCCCCACCTGTTATTCCAAGATTTGAAGGGGTAATCTTTTTCATCGTACCACCATCATCTATAAGAACAAAATCTGCGTCACTGCTTGATGTAGTAGTAGCAGGAGCATCTGAATTTGATGTTGTTAATACAGCAGAAGAAAGTCTTGCATCAGCGACTGTACCTGATAGCTGAGAAGCATTTATTGTTTTGTTTGTAAGTGTGTCTGTAGAACTAGCTGTGATAGCACCTATATCAGACAATACTTCACTTGTGCTTCTGCTTTCTAAACCGTTAGCTGTAAACCGTGCAAATTCATTGTCTGCTACAGAACTACTATCTATCTTGACTGCGTTTGTGTTAGATATACCGAAGGTAAGACTTGCTTGTGCGCCTATATCAGACAATACTTCAGAAGCAGAACGGCCCTCGATTGCTGTGCCGTCTACTCGTAGAAAATCGTTATCTGCTACACCGCTTGTAAACTTAGGGACATTTGTATTAGAGATGCCTGTATTTAATATTGCGGCAGTTCCTAATCCCAGAGATGCTCTTGCGGTATCACCTGACTCTGCTACAAAGTTGCTTCCATCGCCCACAATGAAATTGCCGTTAGTTACAGCTAATCCTGCTACGTCCTGTAGTTGTGCATCCAGTCTAGCATTAGGTACAGTACCGCTACTTAATTGAGAAGCGTTTAGCGAAGTTAGACTTGCACCACTACCATCCGTAAGCAGAACAGTGCCTGTAGCATCTGGTAATGTAACAGTTCTTGCCCCTGTCGCAGAAGCTGGAGTTAAATCTATATGATTGCCATCAAAAGCTGTGCCTGTATCAAATCTTATATTTTTTTCACCGCCATTTACTAAGCGAATACCAACAGTCGAACTTGCGTCTATTCGCACATTAGTTTTGTTTGTACCACCTGAAATAGTTTGTAATTCAAAAGTTCCGTCCTCTGTGCCATCAGTTGCATCAGTTAACCTACTGACTATTGCCGCATATTGCACTTCCTCTGCGGCTGAATTATTACCATTAAAAGTAAATTTTCCAAGAGCATCATTATCAGCTGGAGATGCGCTATTTCTAAAAAATTTAAGAGTAGGGTCACTACTTGAACCAGCGTCTGTTGAGGTAAGAGTTAAATCACCTGTAAGCGAACCATCTCCTGTACCACTGAAGCCATTAATAACAGGGGTGGTAAGAGTTTTGTTTGTAAGTGTCTCAGTGTTTGTCAGTAATGACACTGTACCTGTAGCATTTGGTAGGGTTATAGTGCGGTCTGCGGTGGGGTCGGTAACAGCCAATGTTGTTTCATTGGAATCGTCTGTAGAACCTTGAAACCTCAGACTACTACTGCTTCCAATTTCAACTGGTCTATTTAAAAATTTAGTAGGGCCATTACCTTGAATAAATATTCTATTACTTGCAGAACCACTATCCATAACAGATATAAAAAATCTACCCATTTCACTGCCATCTGTTACAGATTGCATATCTGCATTTATTTCACCATAGACTATCTTTTCACCAGCACTATTCTCGCCACTAAATGTGATATGTCCAATATCATCACCGTTTGCTGGACTAGAACTGTTGCGATATAATTGTAGGGTTGGATTTTCAGTAGACCCAGAATCACTACTTATTATCTGCACATCTTTATAGAATTGCGATTCACCGTCTTGATGCACTGTGTAAAGGTCTAAACTACCATTTGTTTCCACAAATGTTTCTATCGCACCATTTTCTGTGCCATCTGTTACATCTCTTATTCTAGTTCGTATCTCACCATAAGTTATCTTTTCACTAGCATCATTCTCACCGCTGAAGTTTATCTGACCAATGATGTCTTGGTCTGCTGGTGAAGAACTGTTTCTATAAAGGTCTAGTGTGGGGTCTGCTGAAGCACCAGCATCTGTTGAGGTAAGAGTGAGGTCGCCTGTAAGCGAACCATCTCCTGTGCCACTGAAGCCATTAATAACAGGGGTAGTAAGAGTCTTATTGGTAAGTGTATCTGTAGAGCTTGCAGAAATACCGCCTATGTCTGACAAAACTTCAGAGGTGCTTCTACTCTCAAGACCATTTGCAGTAAATCTTGCGTATTCGTCATCTGCAACAGAAGTGCTATCTATCTTAACTGCATTAGTATTAGATATTCCAAAGGTTAGTGATGCCTGTGCGCCTATATCAGATAAGACTTCTGCGTTGCTTCTACTTTCTAGTCCACTAGCAGTAAACCTAGCGTATTCATCGTCAGCTACGGAGGTGCTATCTATTTTGACTGCATTAGTATTTGAAATACCAAAAGTCAAACTTGCTTGACCACCTATGTCTGACAGAACCTGAGAGGCAGACCTACCTTCTATGGCTGTGCCATCCACACGCAAAAAGTCATTGTCTGCTACACCACTTGTGAATTTAGGTACGTTATTATTTGATATGCCTGTAGATAA